TCTCTTTCCCGGCCCTGATTAGTTCTGCAGCTTGAGCCTCATAGTTCTGTGCTGTTAGTGCATTCTGCTGGGCATTTGTGTAGAGGTTGAATCCTGTCTCTACGCCTTTGTAGATGAGAAATGCGGTTAAAGGATCGACTGCCATGAAGGTTCCATTACTCGTTTGTTTCGTAGTCAATTGCTAGAAGAAGAACATTCAGTGGATACGGTTGGTCTTGCCTGATATACAACTGAGCCTCTGTTCCAAAGTCATCTCGGAGGGCATACGCTTTTTCTCCAGTGAAGAAGAGGAGTGCAGTTCCAATAGCATCTGCCGTTGTTCTAAAAACTGCTTCTGTCAGGTTTGATGTGTTTGCTCCGAAGATCACTCCAATCGATTCCAGATAAGTAATTGTGGCGTCATCCAGAAGAGTTGGTGTTGAGCCGTACTTGAATCCCATGGAATCCAGGAGTTTGATGACAAACTTGTGAATCCGTTTTTTGTTTCCAACTGATGTACCTACAGACGTTTCGGCAACCAGGGGAAGAGTCTGGAGATTGCTGTTGTATCCAAGTCCAATTCGGTATTTGGTTGCTGCTGTCTGGAGAGTGACATTTCCGCTGGAATTGACGGTTTTGTCCGGTTGAACAGCAGCATCTCCCAGAATCGAAACGGTTTCTCCAGCAAGGTGTGATAGACCCGTGACAGAAGTTGTTGCAGTGGTTTGCGTTGTTGGCTCCTCCAGACCTGCATCGACAAAATGAGCATCTGTTGGAAGAATTTCAGAACCGACAAAATATCTTTCCAGAAACTCGACATATCGGACTTCATTGCATTTTCTCAAAGTAGTCACACTGACATCTGCGGTAGAACCAGAAACGGTTAGAGCAGTTCCTCCAGATGATTCAGCAAGTTTGAAAGAATTAGTAGATGAATTGACCACATAATAAAGAGTATCTGAAGTGAATCCTGTGATTGTAGTAGAATCAAAAACAACGATATTCCCGTCTGATAGTCCATGTGAAGTCTTGGTAAATGCGTCAGTAGATTGATTAAAGGTACATGAAGACAATGCAGCATCCCTTCGATGACGCTTGACTACCATCCAAAGCTGATCATGGGTATTTCTGGCAATGACGGATAAAGATTCAACCTTCGCATGATTCCCGTAAGTAGAGTCGTAATGAACTCCGGCTATTGTGTGGAGATGCCATGCTCTCATCTGGAGAAGATCTACATACGTGATTGCTGCTAACTTCCCATCAGTTCTTCTACACCAGAGCACAGAATACGGCTGATCCTGGTATGATGTTTCTACAATTCCAGACTCTGTCAAAGACTCTGCTCTCAGAGAAAGGTCACTCGCTGCATACTGATCTTGGAGTTTGTCGAAGGCCAATTCCCGGAGTTTTCTTCCGTTTACCTGGACATAGAGCAGGTTATTGCCAATCTTTGCTGGAAGCGAAGTTCCGTCTGTGGCCCAGGCACTAACCTTGGTGATTGAAAAGTTGAACGGAGTCAATGTAACGTCATCTTCTGCGCCGAAAATCTGAAAGATTCCACCCGAAGTGCCCACAGTTAAACGCCGATCCTCATTTAACCATTCGATCAAATCCACAGTGTCAGAAGAAATCGTCAAGGAGATCGCATTGTCTTCAAAAATCTGTTCTCCAATGATCGTCTTCCCGGCAGAATCGGTTTTGCCTGTCGATTGTCCAAGAGGTTCTGATGCTGCAAAGTTATTGAAGTCTGCAGTTTTGGAAAAATAAACGGTCTGAGGTTCTGAAGAGGTTCCTCCAAAGACCAATCGTTGCTGGTAGATCTGGATGCTTCTGGGGTATCCGGTTGTTGAAGAGAAGCTACCGAGTTGCCATTCTGTTGTGGCCCCAGGAGTTGCTAAAGCAGACCGTGTCTTGGCTAGAATCGTGGTGGTAGGAGCACTACTGTCGAGTTCCAGGATCTCGGCATATCCCCATTTGATCTGTGGTGCTACCTGCAGATTTAACCGAATCAATCGACCAACATCTGTGCTCTGGAAACCCAGGTCTAAATTGATACCTGTGGCACTGGAAGCCACGATCTTGATATAGGCATCTTTGCCAACAATGTCCTGGAAAAAAGTCAGATCTGTGGTTGGTGCAGTGGTTATATTTGCTGGAGTTCCACCAGAGGAAGTTGCTAGTTTGAACGTGTTCTGAGTTGCCTGGACAATGAAGTAACTGGTTCCTGCTGTGACTCCGACTATCGAAGCACCTCCTGTGAATCTGACTTGCTGACCATTGACAAAGGGATGGTTGTTTGAAGTGAATGATTCAGTGGCATCATCAACACTCGATGCTGTGACAGTAATGACCTGTTCTGCAGTTAAAGCTGAATTAGTAAAGGATGCTGTCCAGTTTGCTGTATCTGCTAATGAGATCGTCAGTGTTGTATCTTCAGTATTGACAGGGAAGTACGGACCATCCTTGAAGACAATATCCGTCAAAGTCCAAGAGGTGACTGCTAAACGTTTTAGTTCTCTCGGAGGATGAGTCGGATGTACCAGAAAGAGTACATCTGCAGACTGAGTGAAACTGATATCTGCTAACTGAGAAGTTGTATAGGTTGTGGTGACTTCATAGGCAGAACCACCGGATTCCACGATTCCATCGTTTGCATAGAATCGGATTTTGTTATTGGAAAATTCTAGAACCACAGAAGTCCCCTGACCCCGGTTGAACGGGATCAAACGGACCTGAGCATTGGAAGGAGTGCTGTTGGCAAAGAACGTCCCTGGTCTTCTGGTGACAGAACCCTGGGGGAGAACCACCATGTTTTCTAGCAGTGCCAAAGAAGATCGATAGCTTTCCAGTTGTACCATTCCCTGCATCCTGGGCGATATCATGCCATCTGCAAAAGAAGACTGAAGTGCTTGGATTCTCATTTAGACTTCACTGGAAAACTTGGCTCTTCTATAGGTAGAACCGACTAGACGGGCATTGATAAAATCATCAGCGATAAATTCACCTGGAAGTGACGTTTCCTGAGCATCTACACCACGGGCTTCACTGAGAATCTGAAAATACTTGGACAACATTCTGTCCCGTACATCTGCTCTACCAGTTAAGTTCTCCGCAATCTCAGAAGCCAATTTCAGTGCAATCGCATGAGTCAATAGAGAATCAAAGTCTGTTGGATCAGTTACTTTCTTGATGTACTTGAGCTTCATGCTTGTACTATCAGTTACCAGAAACCGTCCTTCTACTTCGTACTTCTCATAGTTGGTTTCGACATCAAGCACCCGAAGGCAATCAGCAGGTAGAGCAAAACGTTTGGCATAACCCCAAGTTGGAGCAGTGACATCCGCTGAAAGTTCTACTCTGGTGACTGCACAGTTCCATCGATGAGTCCGGAGGACTGAGTCCCTACAGTCTTCATAACGAAGATTGACAACCCTAGCCCTCTCGTTTTCCTCAGTTAGACTTGCGATCTTGGTTTCACCAATGTTGGTAAGCGCAATATTACAAATCTGGACTACTGAACTCATCAGTCAGCAACATAAACGATGTAACCGACCAGATCATCTCCACTCACTAAAGCGACATCCTGACACGTTGCCCGAATGACTACTCCTCCTTGTGATTGAAGAACATAACTTCCACCTGTGGCCTTGATCCCGGCTAGAGCACCTTCCATGTTGAAATAGCCAGCAGTATCAACGTTTAGACCATCAATCAGCCCATTCGGATCTGCTGCAACAGCATCACCGTTTCCATCGTTATGAGCATCCCAACCGAGGTCTAGTGTCGCTGAAGACGTAGTCCAGTTGACATACATCCGAGAAAGACCCAACAGAATACGAATCCGTCCTGCTGGAAGTTTCCCAAGTGCTATCGAAGACGTTGCGTCTCCTGCACCATCCTGGTCATGAGTGAAGAACATCACTCTTAGTCTACCTTGCATTTCAGTAGACTGATTATTAACTACGGGATCTGCCGTTGCATTGGTATGTTCCGTAGATTTCTGAGTAGTAACAGCCATTTAGTCTCCTTATGGTGATTCGTCACATTCGATTTGCACAACCTTGTCCTCTTCCATTCTGGTTGCCCCGATAGACATCGCAGCATAGACCTGTGTTGCGTAGGACTTGTCTGGACGCTCATCGATCCGAACGTGAAGATCCTTACCGACTGCCAAGAGCATCCCGTCTACTGCATAGGCGAAGCAACTTCGTACATCTGTGCTACTGGCTAAAGACAGTCTGGTAGATGTTACAAAATTAAAGCCCATAAAATCAGTTACTTGGCCCTGAGCTAAAGCTTTCACTGTATTGAAATCTGAACTGGTGATCTCAGTGGTTGCTAGTAGATCCTGGATTTGCTTGGGACCGACAACAAGAACTCTGGGAATAGAAGGATCGACATCTGCGTTATCCATCAAGAACTTAGCTTGACGAAGCTTTTCGATGTTTAATCCTGTGCTTCCAGAACCTGATGCCCGAACGGTTGCCGCTACAATCTGAGAACCACTGTTGTAGCCCGATAGCGTTACCGAGGTTCCTCCAGTTTCTCCAGTAGAGGCTGTTCCGGTTGCCGCACTAATGACCACATCGTCCATCGCTCTTCCGATAGCAAAAGCCTGAGCTTGAGCATAGGTGGAGGTTGGATCAACGATCATGCGGAGTTTATCTTGGTCATCAATGAGATCTGCGACCTCATAGTCAGCCAAAGTTACTCGTCTTCGTGCGTGGGGGGTATCGTTAAGGATGGTATCTGCTCCACGGGTAGTCCGAACAGATGCTACCTGGGAACCGATTTGATCGAAGAAAGCAGATTTTCCTCGGACTGCTTCATTGCGGACAAGACCTCTGAGGCGAGATCCTTTCTGCTGCGAAAGATGCTGCAGATTGGCAGAGTACATTTGTACAAATGCCGTTGTTACTTGATTTGACATATCCAACTCGATGAGAATGATTCTCATGCCTATGGTTGGAATTGTCCTATGATCAGGGTTCCGGGCTAGGAAGCAGAAGAAGTACGGGTCAGGATTATTTGATTATCCGTTTCCGTTCCTTATTTTGCATGAGGGGAGGAGTGGGTTTCTTCACCCACTCGTAATATTTGTCAGCAAGTTCAATGGGGTTACTGATGTCGGCCACTGTACCGTTTTCTACTGCGATACGCAAGCATTCTAGTCGAAGGGATTCTTCCTCAGTCATAACAACATTTCCCGGAGTTTTAATGCTTCTGTTACAAACTTATCATGGTCCGGGTGCATCCCATCCCAATATGGAGATTCTGAATCCATGATCTTGTCAAGTTTGTCTTGAATTGATGCCCGTCCTCCACTGTCTCCAAAAGCTACATCGTTCTGCAGCATCCCATCTTCTTTTAGTATCTGACCGACTCGGTTGAACAATTTAATCATTTGTGGAGAGTTTCCTAATCCAGACTCTTCCATGGTCTGTACCATCTCTGCATCTGCTAACTGGAGAAAGGCTTGCTTGGCTATCTGAGTCTCAGCATCAAAATTGTTTCCCCATTCTTTTCTCAGAGAATCAACTCCCTGTCGAACCTGCTCTTGATACAGATCCTTCTGTTGGGACTCCTGCTGCTGATGCTTGGTTGAAATCCAATTGTAGATCTCTCTTGCTTGGTCTTTTGATAATCCTAGTTTATGAGCATTCTCTGCATAGTCTTTGTTCAAATCATTTGAAATATCAATTTCATATCCTGCTGGATCTGAAGGTCTGCCTAGTTGGTTATAAACTTCTGTGTAATCCCCATTGGTTGGTAACTTGACTAACTGCTCTGACGGGACTCCCATCTTCTTGACTAAGTTGACATAGCTTTTCGCTAGTTTCCCAACATCATCAAAGTTTCTTAATGAGGGTTCATTCGATAAATCTTCTGGCAGACTCTGCGGATCAAACGCCATGGGGGTTTCGGCAACGGTTGCCTCGGTGTTTTCAACGGTCTCTTCGGTCATACGGAGGTTCCATTTGTTTTTCTAAAGATTCTAAATCCGTCTTTAGATATTTGATTAAATCCATGACCACTGACCGCCTACCTTCCTGGAAAGCAGAAGCTGTCGAATCACCGGGTACATGGGTTGTGTTAAAAATAAAATGTCTCTGACAAAGATCTGCCAGGACTTTTGCACCTTCTGGAGTATTGAAGACTCTTCTGTAATCAGCCTGACGTTTCTTCTCAAAGAGCATTTGCCTTGCTCTCATTCAGAGTTGCTACGGACTCATCTTTACGTGCCTGTGAAACTAAAGACTGTTGTTGGGCTACCAGTTGAGCCTGTTGCATTTCCTGCATCATCTGTTGTTCCTGTTGCTCTGTTGCTTTCTTCTGGTCCTGTTCTGCCTGAGTCCTAAAGACCTTTGGAGATACTTTCAAAATCTCTGCAGCTAGTTCTGCAACTCTACCTGTTTCAAATCGTTCAATCACTGTTGGATCAAGTTGGGCAAAGGGAACCAGAAACTGAATCAGTTGAGAGATCGAAGCTAGTTCTCCAGACCTCTGTGCAATTGAAACAGGATTGGAATATGCCAGCTTGAATTCTGCTTCTCTAAGGGCTTGTGGTGCTTCTGGTAAAGAAC